GACATCCAGCGTTTCCTGGAAGGTCTGCCCCCTCGGCTACGGCGGCTCTGCCATCTGCTGGCCGAGGAGGACCACGCCGACGCCCTGGCCGGGTCCGGTTTCTCGCGCAGCGAGTTCTTCCGCCAGATCCACGAGCTTCGCATGCGCCTTCGCGCCTTTGGCCTCGCCCCCTTGGGACGATCCAACTGAAGCGCCGGTACATAGCAAATAACCAGCAACACGAGGACCACCATGACGACCGCAGTTTCCCACCACCCCGATCATCCCGCCGGCCCGTTGCTGGTTGACGAGAACGGACTGTGCGACTGGCTCGCCGACGCCATTCCCGGCGCCACCCTGGTCTATTACCGCGGCCATCTCGGGCACGACCGGATGCCCAGCACCAAGGTGCTCCCGGAATTGCTGCGTCGGCAGGTCGTCGATGTCGCCGCCCGCGTGCAGCAAGCGGCCGAGGACGAGCGGGTTTACCTGCTTCAGCGCCGCAATGGCGATCACGACTTCAGCTATCTGGCCGTGAAGGCAACCGGCAATGCAAAACGGAGGAGCCGCCGATGACCATCCCCAATCGCCCCAGCCTCGCTGATCTGGCCCGCATGCCTCTCGGCGACATCGTCGCCCTGTCCGGTGAAACCCTGGCGCTGCTGCAGGAGGAGGCCGATGAGACCCTGCGTCGGGCCAAAACCGCCAAGGACTGGCTCGACGGCGCGCTGGACCGTAAATACGGCGCCATCGCCGCCGATCTGCGCCAAAGCGAGGGCAAGGACACCGGTACCGTCCGGTTCGACGATGGTGGCGTCACCGTGGTGGCCGATCTGCCGAAGAAGGTGGAGTGGGACCAGGATCAGTTGGCGGCCACCGTCGAACGCATCCGTGCCGCCGGTGACGATCCGACCGAATACGTCGATCTCGCCTTCAAGGTGCCGGAGCGCAAATACGGCGCGTGGCCCGGCCACATCCGCACCGCCTTCGAGGCCGCCCGCACGGTGAAAGCCGGCAAGCCCAGCTTCTCCCTCAAGCCGAAATCCCCCTGAGACAGCGACGGGGCAGCCCGACCCGCAAGGGCGGGCAAGGCTTCCCTTCGGCGCCCGGTCAACGCCCCGTCGTCCCCAATTTGAAACGGAGAATCACATGGCCGTTCGCATCATCACCGCCGACGAACGATTGTCGTCCGCCGGCAACAAGACCTCGGTGGCCATCTTTGGCCCACCAGGCGTCGGCAAGACCTCACTGCTGAAGACCCTGCCGGCCGACAAGACCGTCTGCCTCGATCTCGAGGCCGGCATGAAGTCGGTGCAGGACTGGTCCGGCGCCAGCATCCCGGTGCGCAGCTTCGGTGACTTCCGCGATCTGGTGGTGCTGATCGGCGGCCCCGATCCTGCGGTCGATCCCAACGCATTTTATAGCGCCCAGCACCACCAGCATGTGCGCTCGGTCTATTCGGGGAGCGGGGTCGAGGAGTTCCTCGCCTCCATGCCGGTGATCTTCGTCGATTCCATCACCGACCTGACGCGCCAAGCCATGGCCTTCGCCAAACAGCAGCCGGAGGCCTTCTCCGACCGCACCGGAAAGCCCGATGTGCGCGGTGCCTACGGTCTGCTGGGGCGCGAGGTGATCCAGGCGCTGAAGCATCTCCAGCACGCGCCGGCCAAGACCGTGATCTTCGTCGGCGTGCTGGAGAAGGTCACCGACGAGTTCAACGCCATCACCTGGCAGCCACAGATGGAGGGATCGAAAGCGGGGCGCGAGTTGCCCGGCATCGTCGACCAGGTGATCTCCATGCATCTGTTCTCGGCCGATGCCGAGAGCAGCTGGCTTCTGGACGAAAAGGCCACCGAGCGCCGCCTCGTCTGCCGCTCCGGCAATCCGTTCGGCCTGCCCGCCAAGGATCGCTCCGGCCGCCTGGATATGACCGAGGCCCCGGATCTCGGTGCCCTGCTTTCCAAGATCAACCGCATTCCCGCCTGACCGAGAGGAGTTTCCCCCGATGTCCTACGATCTCAATGACGCCCAACCGCAGATGATGCCCCACGGCGAACTGATCCCCGACGGCACCTTCGCCAAGATCCGCATGTCCATCCGGCCCGGCGGTGTCAACGGCACGGCGCCCATGGATGCCGGGCTGCTGAAGGCCTCGACCGAGAGCGATGCCAAGATGCTCGACTGCGAGTTCACCGTGGTCGAGGGGCCGTTCGCGCGGCGGAAGTTCTGGCAGAACTTCACCGTGGCCGGCGGCAAGCTCGACGACAAGGGGCAAAGCAAGGGCTGGAACATCTCCAAGGCGTCGTTCCGCGCCATGGTCGATAGCGCGCTGGCCCTCAGCCCCAAGGACATGAGCGAGGCGGCCAAGGCCAAGCGGCTGATCCAGGGCTTGAAGCAACTGGACGGCATCGTCTTCGCCGCTCGCATCATGGTGGAGCCCGCCAGCGATGCCAAATACCGCGACCAGAACCGGCTGGCCAACGTGGTGCTGCCCGACGAGGCCCAATACGCGGCGATCATGAAGGGTGAGGCGGTCGCCCCCGATCCCATCAACGCCAAGCCCCGCAAACCGGCGGCGAACAGCGTGGCGAGTAACGCCCCCGCCTGGGCGACCGACGCCGGCCAAGCCCAGGCGCCCCAGCCGCAGGGCGGTGTTCCTTGGACTCAGCAGCCCCCGGCGGCGGCCCCGCCGCAGCCGACGGCCAGTGGCCCGGCTTGGCTCAATGGCTGATGGAGATGCCGCCCGTCCTCGGGCGGGCGGCCCCCACCATGACGGATGACCAATGGCAGGCGCATGTGACGCGCCAGGCGGCGAAGGCGATCGGCGAATGGCTCGAAGCCCGCGGAAAACTGCACCAGCCCATCAGGGTTCTCGCCATGTGGGAACTGGAGGCCATGGCCCAGGCAGCCATCAGCAGCTTCGTGGTGCTGGGCTGTTCGCGGATCAAGGACGAGCCGGGCGAACACCCGGACCTGACCCGGCTCTTGCTGGGGTAGCGGTCTGCGCTGTGTGCGGTCGCGAAGCCAAGGGCTTCGGCTATGTCCACCGCCTGCGCCACGACGAGTACCCGCTTCATCGCTTCTGCTCCATGCGCTGCCAGCAGGCCGGCGCCGAAATCGCCAGGAGACACAACGGCATGATCGACAAGACCGCTCGCGAGACCCGGGCCATCAAGGATGCGCGGCATTTGTTTGCCGAGGCGCTGACGGTGCTGGGGCTGATGGAGCCCTTCTATCACCGCTCGGCCGAGGACATCGACCGCCTGATCGAGGCGGCCGTCACCGGCTACGTCGACAGCATGCAGCGGCAGGCGGGTGTCAAGGAACGCTCCGGCACCGCCTTTGACGACGAAATTCCATTTTAGAGGCCCGCCATGCTCGACCTGAATCATGGCTCCGGCTGCCAATATCAAGCCCCCGACCGCGCCCCCGGCATCGGCGTGGCGGTCAATGCCGCCATCGATGCCGCCCTGGTGACCCGCAACCGGGCGCAGACGGCACGACAATATGTCAGCACGTCCGGCATCGGCCGTGAATGCCTGCGCCAGATCCAATACGATTATTTGGCCGCGCCCAAGGACGACGGCCGCGATTTCGAGCCCGCTACCTTGCGGATCTTCGAGGCTGGGCATCGCGGCGAGGATGTGGTGGCGGCTTGGCTGCGGGCCGCCGGGTTTGATCTGCGCACGGAACGTCGGGATGGACGGCAGTTCGGATTCTCGGCCTTGGGCGGGCGCTTCAAGGGGCACATTGACGGCTGCCTGATCGCCGGGCCGGTGGCCCTGGACTATCCGGCGCTGTGGGAGAACAAGGCCCTCGGCGCCGCCTCCTGGAAGGACGTGGTGAAGCGCGGCGTGGTGCTGTCCAAGCCGATCTATGCCGCCCAGCTTGCCCTCTATCAGGCGTACATGGACCTGCCGGCCCCGGCGCTGTTCACCGCCCTCAACCGCGATACCTGGGAAATTCACTGCGAGTTGGTGCCGTTCGACGCCGCCCTGGCCCAGACCATGAGCGACCGCGCCGTCCAGGTGGTGCGGGCCAGCGATGCCCAGGAACTGCTGCCCCGCCCGGTCGCCCAACGGACATCGGTGGTGTGCCGCGGCGGCAAGACGGCAGGCGGCTGGCATTCATCGTGTGCGTGGCAGGATCGCTGCTGGGGCGGTCGCCGATGAGCGACATCACCCCCTCGGATAATCAAGCCCGCGCCATCGCCGCCATTCGCCAGTGGTTCGAGACCGGCACGGCGCAAAAGCAGGTGTTTCGGCTATTCGGCTTTGCCGGTACCGGCAAGTCCACCGTGCTGAAATTCGCCATCGACGAGTTGGGCCTCAGCCCCCACGCCGAGGACCGGCCCGGCGTGGTCACCGCCACCTTCACCGGCAAGGCCGCCCTGGTGCTGCGGCGCAAAGGCACTCCGGCGCGGACCATCCATAGCCTGATCTACAGCGTCATCGAGGCCACCGAGGAGGAGATCGAGGAGGCGCAGAAGCGGATCGCCGGGGCCGAACACGATGCCCGTTCTCTCGGTGGCTTCGACCGGACCACGGCGGAAGCCGCCATTGAGGCCATGCGACAGGCGGTGCGCGAAATGAAGAAACCGCGCTTCGCCCTCAATCCGGACTCCGCAGCCGCATCGGCCAGACTGATCGTGCTGGATGAGGTGTCCATGGTCGGCGAGGAGATGGCCCGCGACCTGATG